TCTTCTGCATAAAGCGAGTCAATACAGGTCGAGGTACAGCGAAAAATATCACTTTCAAACTGGGTAATAGTGGCATCCGGATAGCGCAATGCCGCCAGCTGTGCCAGATAGAACGCCTTGTTAATCCCGCCAGTGACATTAATTTTTGCATCCAGTCGCTGTTGCCGCTGGGCCAAGGTCTGTACGCCAGGCGGTGCGCATGAATCCGGCAGGCCGGTTAATTGTTCATAGCGATCAATCAATTCGGTGGTGGTGCGCGGATCAACTTCGACCATCAGGCTATCGCCGCGCCGATGGACGCGGGAGTAAGACGGTGCAAGCCCCAACAGTAGGGGATCATCCCCTTCCCACGCAGGGCCACGCGGTAGGAGTTTTTTTAATAACTGGCTATAGCTGTCGGTTAAGTCCACGTTAGCTCTCCCACAATCGGCAATTCTGTGGCAGCCAGCGGGATATCATCGGTCGGGCTGACCAGAACGTGCTTATATTCCCCAGTGGCAATACTGATAGCCTCGCTGATACGCGAGTGATCCAGTGTTCCACCCGGCACCCCATCACGCAGAAACATAGCGCGTAACTCAGCAATGACCGCATAGCGCACTTCTGGTGTGTCGGGGGTGAGGCGAATATGGAACGGCACCACTTTTGCCACTGGCGCAAGGATATAGAGACTGGCCCCTGCCACCGGAGCCAGCGGCAGAATGTGATCACGCACCGCGCCGACTACGGCGTTATCCGGAATAGGGTTTTCAAGATTGCTATTGGCCACCATCACACCAACCGTGCCGGTTCCCATCCAGTGGCGATAAGCCCAGGCGCGAGTGACGCCAGGTACCTCTTTAGCCCAGATAATATAGTCAGGATCAGCGCCGCCTTGCGGGGTGTAATACCACCGCTCAATGACTCGCGCCCGCCACTAGTCCACTGGCTCCACATCAGTACCGCCCTCAATGCTGTCAGCGGCGGCAGATGATGGCAAACCGTTAATCGGTTGGGTCAGCACCATGCTGATACCATCGTCAGTATTACCCAAAGTGCCAGCCACCGAGCAAATCACCGGTGCCCGCAGAACCCCCGCAACAGCAGTCGCCGTCGCCGTGGTGGTGTACTCCTGCAAATCATCACGTTGAATCACTCTGCCAGCAGGCACTTCAATACCGTTGGTGACCCCCTCCCAGCGCACAAAACCGGTCGCGGTTGCAGGCTGCTTGCGGGGGCAGCGTTTCATATTGCCGTGGCGCGTTAACCAATCCTCATCGCACTGATCCGGTAACAGGTTGCGGGCCAGGTAATCGATGTAGCCGTAAACCGTATGCACTGCCGCCGCATGCACCCGGCTGTATACCTCGGTGTCGGTACGGCGCAGCACGGCATCAGTTTGGAAGCGAGAATTCAGGTCACTGCGGATTTGGGTAATGAGCTGGGGAAGTGTTGGGCGGTTAAATCCGCTGTCAGCCATTGAGTGCACTCCATAAATCATCAAAGGTGATTAGTTGAGAATTTCCATCGTTACGGTACAGGGTTATCTCGGCGGTCAGTATCTCGGTACCGCGGCGCTGCACATTGATGGCTATTCGTGAAACTATGGCGTCGTCTTTTAGCCAGGCTAGCGCCTGTTCTAAGTAGCCTCTGGCCAGTTCGACGGTGTTATGGGTCAGTGTGGTGCGCTGAAGCAAGTACAAACGGGAGCCAATACGGTCATTTTGGATTGTGGGATAGCTGTCCCCCCACCACCCCATCGGCTGTTCTGAATCATCATCCGGATCAGCACGACGCCAGGTGAAAAGAGAAATAATCACTGCACGAGTTAAGTTATCAGTAGGCGTGGAGGCTAATTGTTGTTGACCATTCACCATCAGGATCATGAGTTACTCCATCTTCTGGTTAGGCTTGTCAGTATTCGGTTCACCATGTGGGTGAGTATGCAAATTGAACTGGCCACGCATCGCCGCCATAGTGCCGGTTTTATCTTGAACATCAGCCGCAGACTCGACATTGCCCTGAGCTTTGATCTGACCGCTGGCTTCAATCAGTGGCGTGTTGAATACTGCTTTTTCCTCGGCGTTCACAATAAACTGTTTGGTGTTCAACTCTATTTTGTTGCCGCGCTTGAGAATAATGCTATCGCCCTCATCGCTATAAATCGCCACCTCGCCAGACTCCAGCCCTTTAATCCGGTAGCGGCGATCAGCCACCACCAACACCACCCCATGCGAGCGGTCGCCATCGGGGAAAGCGGCGAACGCCTCCGCGCCTGTGTGGGCGGCGCTGGTAAAGCCATAAGGTTCCAGATGTTCGATATTGTCTTTTAGCTCATCGGCAATCATCTGGATTTGCAGCATCTGGTTTTTACTGCTGGAATCAAGGCGGCGAACCACCGCTCGCACCAGCATATTGGACAGCCCGCGCTGTATCCCTGCAAGCAATCGACTCATTAGAATTCGTCCTCTTCGGCTTTTTTGCGGCGCTTTTTGTCAGGGTTAGGCGGTTTTGGTAAGTAAGCATCAGGCGGGCCAACCCGCAGTTGGGTAATAGTTCCTTGCTCGTTTTTACTGTAGGTCACCTCCGCGATTAACATGTCGCGGTTGTTAAACCCCAGCACCGGATCAAATACCGTCACCAGTTGATTGGGTGACCACAAATCGCCATTCCCCTGCCGCCAGCCCTGCACCGTATAAGTCACCTCATCAGTACGCGCTGCCCGCCGTAGCATTTCAAACTGACTGCGTTCAATCACCGAGCCGCCCGTCGCATTGCCGCTCTGCTTGATCACCATTGGTCGATAGCGGCTGACGCCACCGTCTACCGTTTTAGCCCGGATCGCATTGGTAGTGGCCGCGCCAAAATCGTCGTCATTACCCGACCGCTGGCCCGCTACCACGTATTCAGAAAAGCGGTCTTTGATGCTCTGTTCTGTGTCACAGGAAATGATATTTTCCCCCAGCACCAGTGCGGTAACAGTGCGTGAGGCTCCCACCGGGCCAATCACCAATGCACCGGCTGGATTGTCATAGGCCAACACCTGCTGAATGCCCATCATCTTATCCAGCACATCAACCACAGTTTCGCCGTAATCCACCTGCAGCCCCTGCATCGGGGTGTTTTCCACTCCGGCATTGACCACCGGCACCCCAAAGGGAGCGGCCAGCTGGGTCGCTATCTGGACAAAAGAGCGGCCGGTAAATTGAGTTATCAGGGCGGCGCAGTCGATCAGGTCTTCGGTTTTGCTGCGACCGACAATGCCCACCGATACTGAGCGGGCGTCATAGCGTACCGGTGTGGCATCGATATAGCCGGTAACCACTAAATCAGTACCGATCAACACCGTGACTGCATCGCCCTTTTTCACTCTGGGTTGCAGGTGTCCGGCCTCTTCGCTGCCGGGCCATTGGCGGGTGATTTCCACATTAAAATCACGGGCCAGACGTTCGATACCGGCCGAGATTGAGACCGACGTCCAGCCGACCCACTCACGGCCATTCACCCGCAGCGTGACATCGTTATTCATCGAATTGGCACCTGTAGCGTTTTCACCGGCACAAAGCCGGGATGGGTTATTTGGTTGCGACCTATAATGTCAGTTTCGCGCGCGGCGGAGTCATACCAGTCAGCTGCCAGCACCAACGCGGGCAGCACTTCATCAGGGGTGCGGAAGGTGGTTTTTTCTATCTGCTCGAGCCGCATGCTGATATCGCGATTCACATCAGCGCGCACGGTGTTGATCGCCAGAAACAGCGCATCATCAGTGACTCGCAGCAGTTCCTGATCAATGGCGGTATTGAGGGTGTCGCGGATCTCTGTCAATGCATCGTAAGTCACTGGCGGAGTAGCAGCTACTGTGTCGCTGAGCGATGTGACCGCCGGATGAGTGACCAGCGGCAGTTGCGCCTGTGGTGTCACCGTGGCAGTCAGTGGCGGGCGGGCCTGCGGTAAATCAGCCACGCTTTGTGCCGCCTCAGTCAGTGCCGTGGTGCGGATGGCCTGAGCCACCACGTTGCGCTGGGTGGTCTGAGTCTGGATAGTTTTGCTGTCCGTTTTCCATACCCCATGTGGAGCCAGATCACGACCCACAGTAAACCCGCTCAGCCCCTTAATCTTATTGATGATGTCGCCACTGTTACCCAACAAACTATTGCCCGAACGCCACATACGTTGCAGCCGGTTAACGAAATTCATGCCGGAACTGGGTGGCATCAGCAGCACCGACAGGTCACCATCCAGCAAGCGGCCCACATCAGCAATAGCCGAATTCACACCGTCAAAGGTTTTGATCGCGGTGTTCATCATGTCGCTGGCGTCACTGATCACACCGTTCTGGATAAAGTCAGCCATCCCCTCCAGCCCGAAATCCTTCCCAAACGCATCAGTGACACAGTCGGTCATGGCATCACAGGAAGAGACCAGTTTCTGGCCAGTGGCAACACCGGAGGTAGGGAATGAGAGTTCACCCGCTTCAACAAAGTTAAAACTGACGGTGCACATGCGGCCATCAGCCGCGCTATGGCTAATTCTTACCTCGCCATCGATACAGACATTTAGTTCGCCGTACTGCGGGTGAATCAATTTCCCCGGTCCCGCCTGATCAATGGCGGTAATCAACAGGTCACGTTGTGCCTGATAATCGTCACCAATCAGATAGGCTGAAATAGTATCGCGCCTTGTCACCCGTCCCCGATCTTCGGAGTAAGGTTTATCGCGATTGGGGTATTCGTGGGTTTGTGTCCTGCGCCCGAAAGTGGCCTCATCATCCTGCGTTTTAAATGGCACACCACGAAACGAGGCCGGTAATAGCTTATCTTTCCAGCTCATACATTCTCCGGGCATAAAAAAACCCACCGAAGTGGGTTATAAATATTATATTTAAATTAATTAAATCTTTTTCACGTCAGTAAACTTAAATATAAATTCTGGTTCTTCAAGTCCACCACGTAAGCTCATGCTACTTTCTTTAATACAATTACCATCACCACGGAAGAATGAGCCAGAAAATTTAACCTGATCACCTTCTGATAATTGGGATGCTTTCTCAAACAATGAAGATCGTGGGTCAATTAAAGTATCATATGAGATATCTGATAATGCGTTATTCCATGTTTTTACGGAGACATTAGGTGCAAGCTCTATAGATAAAACACCTTTACCATCACTATTAGAATCGACTTTAGTTACCTTACCTTGCCATCCTTCAACTTTTCGAGATTTTAATTTCTTGCAAATACCATCATCTCTTTTCGTTTTTATTCCCCCTCTTTGCATGTCATTTTTGGCTCCATCAGAAGCCTCAATAGCTGAGGTGGTTAATTCTATAAAAGACTGTTGTTTTTCTGGTAGTGTATTTTTTTGATCTTCTGCAAATACTGATCCGCTTGCAAGTATCCCTACAGCTACAATTAAGACTAACCGACTTCTTATCATTCTCATTTTTCGAACCCCAGAGATTAGTGTAAAAAAATCCTACCACTTACACTGGAACTCTTCACTGGAATTTTGTTACTTGCCAGAAAAACGAGTATAACCAACATCATAGCCCACACCAAAACCAGACTGATTGGTTTTAGTACCGACAATTGCCATACCCGGAGGAGCATTATCAAACTTAACGGTAATTTCTCCATTGACGGCTTGAGGTCTGGCTGCAGCTAATGGCACCTTAGAATTTTGACTGCCATCCATATTTAGCAGCTCTTTCATGCGTGGGATAAATCCAGTGTAGCCCCTGTCTTGCTCCCCTTTTTTCAGCCTATCAACCAGAATATCCCCTTTGGATTTGTTGGTAGCCTGAGACTCTTTGCTTAGGTCATCCAGTTCCTTAAATAGGCTAATAATCACACCAATGGCGACCATTTTCCCACCATATGAGATGAGTGTTTTTAGTGCACCATTAAGACCCCTAACCCCTGCGCCACCAGCGTTAATTCCTTTCAAAAATGAGAAAGCGAAATCGCCCGCCATATACAGCGCAAATCCTTTCATTACCCCTTCCCAGCCCCCCACTAGATCGACGATGGGTTTAATCTGGTTCCATACATCTTTAAATACCGGCCCCACCGTATCCCAGTTAGCCACAATTAACGCACCGGCACCGATCAGCAGCGTAAGCAATTTACCCAGCGGTGACATTTTGGTGACGAAATTCATAATGCCGATCGCTTTCGTTACTGCTGTAACACCGGTGGCAACAGAAATTAAATAAATCCCTAATTTAAAAACTGTCTTTATTAACTCAGGGTTGGCCTTAACCCATTGCCGAAATTGCTCTAATAAAGGTTTAAGCTCTTTAGTACCCTCGGTGATATAGGGCAGGAACATATCTCCGAGAGTAATACTGGCAATCTCTAACTGATTCTTTAGTAATTGAACTGCGTTGGCCGTGGTTGCCGCTCTGGATTCATATTCTTTTTGCATTGAACCGGCATAAACCTGAGCATCTGCAACTTTATTAAAATTATCTTTCAGTAAATCGAGATTAGCCAATAATGGAGCAATAGCAGCGAGTGATTCTTTACCAAACAATTGTGTCAGCATCGCTGACTGATCAGCTTTTGGTAGCTTACTTAGTGACTCCAACACCTTGAGTATCGCTGCCTTAGAGTCTTTCTGCATATCAGCTGCGAGTTGTTTGGGGTTAATTCTTAACGCTCGTAACGCTTTTTTCTGTGAGGCTGTCGCGGCCTTCCCTGAAGTTAATGACAGCATAAAGTTTTTAATGCCGGTTGAGGCTATCTCTGACTCCACCCCCATCCCAGCGATAGTTGCGCCCATTGCGGCTATTTCCCCTGAAGCCAAGCCAGCAATGCCCCCTAACGGGCCAATTCGAGTGACAATTTCAGATATTTTCGCCGCATTCGCGGGGCCGTTATTACCCAGATAGTTAACTTTATCTGACAGCGTGACCACTTCACTTTGCGTTAATTTAAATGCCGTTCGCCACTGAGCCATCATCTGGCCTGACTCTTCTGCTGTCTGATCGAAAGCAATACCCATCTTCACTGCATCGGTTGCAAACGCTTTCAGATCGGCACGAGCAATACCTGCCTGCCCACCCGCAGCAACAATGGCGGCTATTCCATCTGCTGCCATCGGGAGTTCGGTGGATAGCTTTAATATATCTTCGCCCATCTCCTTAAATTGAGCTGGCGTGTCAAAGTCCACAACCTTACGCACATCAGCCATAGAGGACTCAAATTCCATCACCTGATTGATTGGGATAATGAAAGCGCCGCCAATGGCAGCGCCCATCATCGCCACACTTTGCATAACGTCTTTAAATTCCCCCTTAAACTTACGCAGATCCTTCTGCATCGTTGTCAGCGCCGGAGATAATTTATTGACGCCAGTAATAATCGCTTTTAACTGAAAACTATCTGACATTATTTAGCTCCGAATTAATGCGCTCGGCCTGCGCCTCCATCTCAAATATTTTGGATAAAGGGCAAGCCATGACGGTAAGGGGATTCATTCGCCAAAAATAGGCAACGTTATAGACGCGACTAGTTAGCTCGCTGACACTTTTGATGCCGTAAAAAAACCGACAATCTGCATTGAGATAGTGATCAAGTCTTTCGGCAAAAGTTGCTTAGCTGATGAAGGGGGAATATCAGCCAGTATCGGTAAATATGCCAGTGTGCAACTCATGTCAATTTTAGCGCTGCCGTTATCTGAATAAGAGAACGGCATACCAAACTTGGCAATTTCATCATATTCAGGTGCGCGAATATTTAACTCTTTGACCTTTTCACCACCAACGGTAATTTCTTTGGTTAATGTCACAATCATTGGTAAAAGCCCTCTTGTCCGTGAAATTCCATATCTACCGTGCCTTCTTCAGCATTGTGGTTCGCTTCGCCATGTAGCCAGGCGCTGGAAAGTACATACACCTGACTGTTCGCCAACTCGCTGGTGATGGTCATGGTATCTGCGGAAGTGATCTTGCTGATGGGGTAGTCTTTGGGCACTTTAAATGTCCCTTTGATATAGGGAGCGCGGTGAGTTTCTTTGTAATCCACTGAGCCATCCAGCCCGATCACATCATCTTTCACCGCCGTGTTCATTGGCACCTCGATGCCGCCAGTCAGAGATAATTGCTGACCATCAATTTTGAAAAAGCACGTGCCGCCAATTCGAGCCATTTAGGCCACCTCTTCGCTATATTGCAGACGGAACTGATTAAGCACCGCGAATACTCGCAGTTGGTTGACATAATCAGGTGGGAACAGCACATCAAGCCGCTTAGGGTTATCAGCGTTACGCTCGACAATCAGGTATTGCTTGAACAGCTCAAAGTTCTCAACAATGCCCGCACGTTCCAGTTGGCGGTAAACGGATAACATTTCGCCCTTAATGACATTCGGCGTGACAATCGCCTGACCTGCACCGAAACGGGTACCATCGTTCGCCAGCTTATGCCGTGGATATTTGCTGGTGATAACCGACTTCAACCGGCGCAACACATAGGCGCTGGTATGCAGCGTTTCACTATCAAGGAAACTGTTATCGGCGTTGCCGTAGGTGTTTTTCTGATACGTGGTGATGTCACGCTGAATGCGTAACACCCCGCCCTCGCTGTAAGCCGTAGCAATGCCGTGGGTTAACAGGGATTGTTGCTCGGACAGAATGAAGCGCGTGCCTACCGGAGCCGGTAATGCGCCATTCAGCAAGCCGGTTTGCGTTGGTCGTGCCGGATCGTTACGGATAAACACCGAATTACGTGCTGTTCGCGCCGCAATCAGTTCATCAGTTGCCATCTGTACGCCGGTTTCATAGCCAGCAATAGTCAGATGCGGGTCGTTAAACGTGGCACCAAAAGCCACCAGATCCGACAAGTCGCCGACTTTCGCGGTGTACACATGGCCATATAACTGCCGTGACCAGCTCCAGCGGCCAGTATCGTCATTCATCTCTTTGCCAATGGTGTCCAGTGATGCTGAGTCATTGAACGGAAAAGCGATAAAATCAAACAACTCATCACCCAAGGTGGCAATAGTCGCAGACAGGTCAGGAGCGCCAGCACCACCCGCCATCGGAACAATCGCAACATTCACGCCGGATGGATTCTGCTCACCACCGACAGTACCGCGATAGTTCAGGCTGATAGGCAAACCGTTACCAGTAAGCCCGCCGTTTTTGGCTGTGAGAGTAACGACGCCCGCCGCCGCAATTGCGGTAATCGGCAAATCAAGCAGAGCATTAACCGCCGCAGCGATACTGGTACCGATAATTGCCGGAGTATCCAGCGCAGTAACCACGACTTGAACTCGGATAGAGCCGATATAAATCGACAATGTGCCGGAGGCTTGCGCGGTACCGGTGACAGTGAGTGTGCCGGTTGCTGGGGTGCTCGCTACTTCAGGGACAGCAACCACCCACAACTCACCAAAGGGATCGACAGCACGGTATGCGGCCACCATTCGGGCTAGCTGGCTACCCCGTCCGGCCACCTGCCCCGCACGATCTGCCGACGGCATAATGACGAGCGTATTCTTTTCAATCGAACTGGTCGCCAGCGCGTGGGCGATAATGAGCGAAGGCCCACTGTCTTGTGCCGTATTCGCCGCGCTGTTGTCCATTTCGGCAAAGAACAACGGCACCCGTAAATCATTAGGGATGTTGTTAAAATTCATTGTTTTTTGGCCTTCTGCTCAGGTTGAACGATGGGTGCCGGTAGTGCGGTTTCTTCAGATTCTGCGGCCTTGACGGTCACTTCTCCTGACGCTATCCGGCGGTGCCAGTAAATATTTTCATCGACGTTTCGACCCTCTGCGGGCAAAAAGTCACCTCTAACCGGGTCAGGAACTGACCGGCCATCTTTGGGGATCACATGCATAAGGGGTTACTCGTCGTTAAAGGGGATGTTTAGCTTGTGTTCAATGGTACCGTCAGGAGTCATAAAATCGACATCAACCATGATTTGCTTCAACTCTTCAAGCTGCTGAAGGTCGTCCCATTGGTGGGTATCTTCTTCGGATATCTCAATTTTTGCAGAGAAATCATACTGGTAATAAAGGTGCGGGCGGTTGGTATCCAGTAAGTTACCGCCATCATATTGGATAGCGTCATAGCAAGGTTCAGGCTGCCAACCCAGCAGCGCTTTAAATAACTCAGCACGCAAATCATGCACGGCATCAAATGCCGCTTTCTGACCTCGCTGATCTGCACTGTTATTCATCACCACAATGACAGCAAAACCATCGATAACTGTCTGCCAGTAGTCAGTTTTTGACTTTTGTTCACCAGCGGTGTCGTTGGTCGGAATAATCCACGCACTAGGTAGTGCCATCTTGGCATTTTCAGGAAGCAGTTCATATTCTGCAGCCCCGGATACTCGCCCCTCAAATGTCGGGCAACGCAGTCGCAAAGCAGCTATAACAAGTGATAATCTCATTTTGCCACCACTGATTTTTTTAGTGCATTGAACAGTACCTTCTCTGCCCATGAACGCCGATTTGATAGCGCTTCTGTCATGAAGTTCTTACGGGGAGCAATTTTCCAACCGCTACCACCTGATGCACCTTTTCGGTGGCTCCTGCCTCGCTTGGCCTTGCGTTTCACACCGTAGAATAGGAAAGCTGGATAGAAGTCATCATCATCTCCAGAAGGTAATCTGGTTGCTCGTCTCCCCCCTTTTTGGTTAGGAGCTATACGCACCATAAAGCCCGGTCGACCGTCTGATGGTGTGGGTACTTTATAACCTATCGATCTTGATAGACCGCCGGTGCGGGTACCAGGTGCCTCGCCAGCCTTTGATATGGCTCTACGCGCCACCAGCCGCCGAGCATCGTCTTGCACTCCTCGACCCACTTTGGCAAATGCGTTACGAACCCTTTTCTGGTTGAATTCCAGCTCTTTAGGTTTATCAAAATCAACGTGCAAATATAAACCGCTGGTAGAACGTTCCATTCCCATTAATGCCCCTCCCCAATAACTTCCACGGTACCCAGTTCTTCAGCAGTGATAACCAGAAAGCGGCTGGCTTCATTCAGGTTGGTGGTACCCTTGACGCGGTAAACCATTTTATTGATCACCACTTCATCATCGGTGGTAACGCCGGTTCTGTAGCGGATAACAATGCGGTGCGTAATAGCGACATCAATCTGCATCGAACCAATACGGACAGAATCACCAATCGCAGACAACTTTGCCCAAGTATCGAAGGTGTTGTGATAAACGGTATCAACGCCCATATGCCCGTTGCCGGGAACATCTTCGCGGGTACGGAACTGGGCGCGCTTATTCAGTTCACCGGGAGCCGGTGGCCGATAAGTGGCGTTGATTTCAGTAAACCGGCGTTGAGTCATAGTGGAATAAACCTGTATGGGCCAACGAGGAAGTAGAAGCTCATCGGAACTTCTGACTGCTCAAAATCACTGACCGATGAGCGGTTTTCATACCAATGGCTGACAAGATGCAGCACAGCCAACTTGATATCATCCTCAAGAACTAGCCCGTCAGGGTCTGTTTCAGGTACCGCATCCGCATATAATTTACGGTTGGTGTAGCTGATGACCCGTTTTTCTGCTGCGCCGCCAATCAAGGTTAACAGGTCATTTTCATGGTCAAAATCAGCATCCAGACGACACTGAGCCTTAATTTCTGGCAGTGTTAACAGCATGAAAACCTCCATACCCGCAACCTGAACCCAGATTGCGGGTATAAAAAAACCGCAAAAGCGGCATGTTTTAAATCCAAGTGAAATTAACCACCCGCTGCAGGTTTACCCACCAGCGCTTTAATAGCGGCGGTATCTTCCAAAATGCAGTCGAAACGATGGAAAGCGAGGAAGCCGGTCTGGTCAAATTCGGCATAACGTTCTACCAGGCGTTTCAATGTCATGTAAGTGATACGACGAACAATGAAACGATCAAAGTCGCCACAGAACATAAATTTCTTACCAGCAGCAATGTTGTCGATTGCCTGATCAATCACGTAAGGCACCTGCAATACGGTTGCTGGCGCACCACCAATGATTTCAGGCAACCACAGTGGACGACCTTGCAGATCTTCCATTTCGGTGAGGGTTTTCAATGTTGAATCATTGAATGCCCAACGGAATTTCGGACCATTACGATACGCGGGATCGATGGAGTGCTTGAGAGCATTCATTTCTTTCCATGTAAATGTAGTGGCCGCTGCTGTTGGAGTGACGCCCGTGACAGAAGTCACCAAACCTTTGGGTTGCACTGGCGTACCCGCGCCGGTCCCCTGAACAAGGTATTTAGCCTCGCCGCGCCCAATGCGCTGAGCAATACGGCCAGCCAAAAATGCTTCAATATTGACGCCACTATCCTGAAGTAACTCATTAGAAATACGAATTATTTTAGACGACAGCTTTTTAGCACCGAGTGAGCCAGAACCGAACTCAACATCCTGTTCGCTGGTTTCGGTGTTTTCACCCAACAGCTCCCCTTCCTCTGTAGTGCCGTCAGAGGTGGCCCATTCAATATCCTGCCCATTATCGGTATTCATGATCTGAGCAACACTGGCAATGCCACCGTAGGCTTTCATGGCCTCGACAATGATTGCGCGGAATTGGGTTGGGACGGTGTAACCTCCTTTTTCATTAGGGGCAGTACCTTGCGCACGTAACTCGCGCAAAGCGCTGCGCTCTTCGGCACTCAGTTCACTTTGCCCATGACGCAAGAACTTGTTAAATGCTTTTTGGCGCTGTTCTTGTTGCTGGCCCTCTGGTGTGTCAGTCCGTTGCCGCTGTTCTTGCTCCTGCTCCTGAACAAACTGTTGATCTAGACTTCGCAACTCTTCTTCACGCGAGATTTGATCATCGAGCGCCTGAAGCTCGGTTTTTGCCTTGTTCCAATTGGTTCGCTGCTCATCAGTCCAGGCGTTATCACCAATACTGTCATGCAAAGCGCGCATATCCGTTGAAATGGTATTACGCTTTTGCTTAATATCGTGTAATTTCATAGACATACATTTATTTCCTTAGGCGTTAATCAAAGTCAGCAGGCGCTCACGCGCCATTTTGTGGTTAATGGCTTGTTGTAGCGCGCCGCTATCTCGCGCTTCCTGCCAGGCTTGCATAGAGCGGACACCTGAATCAGCATCCTGATAGGCTGCATAAGTGACGGGGCTAACGTCATACAGCCGAGAAAATTTAGAAATCTCACGAATAACAATCCCTTCTTCATCCTCGTACCAACGTTCTCCATCGCGAGCGACCGAGAAAGCAAATGAAGATTGGTTGATGTCACCACGCGACATTGGCGCAATAACCAGATCACGAATAGTTTGTGTGTCGGGTGCTAAAATGTTGTATTGCAGACCGCGTTCATCGACCGACACGGTGAGGGTGTTAGCACTGCTGCGGCCAAGAATAAAATTGGGATCATGGTTAAACAGGCCACGCACGTCATCCCCCAGCACATCATCAAATGCACCAGGCTTAATGATTTCGCGAAATCCCCACAGCGGTTCTGAGCGGGTATTGAACACCGAGCCGTAGCCAATAATTCGGGTTGGCTCATTCTCTCGCTGTTCTGCCCGTACCTCCCCGCTATAACAGCGTTTTTCTGTCTCACTCATTGCTCGATCCTTTATCGTTGGGGTCGATATCAGTATTTGAAGTGGTTAATTTGGCCGCATTTACGCTAACCAGCATTTCATCAAGACCGTCTACCGGGTTCATATCTTCAAAGGCGCGGGCCTCATTGCGCGACATCCAGCCATCAGTAATGGCGAAATGGTAGAAATTGGCGCGTTCCTGCGGAGTGCCGCGCAATAAACCAGCCAGATTAAAGCGGACGTAGTAGCCTGCTGCCCGTTCAGCTCGTGTAAATAACCGGCGGTTTAATTCCTGCTCCCAGTTCACAATCCACGGCATGACGGTATGGCGCACAAACTGGATCGACTGCTGGGTAATGTTGGAGAAGGTGGCCTTTTCCAAATCGTTGATCATATGGGCCGGTATGTTGAAAATCCCCGCTATCTGGGAGCGGTTCAGCTTCAGCATGTCAATGATCTGGGCATCAACTGGCGAAACCGTCAGCGCCTTATAATCCAGCTCTGCGGGCAGCAACATGGTCTTGTTTTCTTCATTACGAAGTGCTGCCGCGGCTTTTTGCCACATCTCTTTTAATCTTGCCCAAGAGTCTTTATTTAAATCTCCCTTAACTGACACAATCCCTGCCGGACGGGCATTACCGTTGAAAAAGTTGCTGGTATATTTCTGCCCGCTCATGCCCATACCGATAGTCTCAGCATGTTGCAGAATAGGGCTTAGCCCCATTTTCTGATTATTACCCAGCGCACGAATGTGGATCATGTCGTCAGGGCTGACAGCAAAGGTGCCTTGTTCGTTATAAACGCCGTAGGTGTAGCGACCGCCGGTATTTAACAGGGTGGTTTCCCACGGCATACAGGCTTCAAGGCTGATTATCTCGCCGCGCCGTGAGCGCACTACTTTTGTGAAACCATTCCCCCAACCAAGCACATGGCGTTCCTTTAGCTCCCGCCATTTGTAACTGGTTTGCCAGACGTTAGGCTCATCATGTACAAGATAAAAAACGGGGTGATCTCGCGCCACTTCAACCGTGTTTCCGGTTTTACGCATCACATGCAGCGGCATCTGCGCCAACGTGGAGGACAGAACATAAATACAGGCATAAACCGCACCCAGTTTCATGGCGGTTTCCGGGCTGACAAAAACGTCAGACTTGAAGAAACCGGCCTCTTCTGCTGACTCACCCGTTAACGGGTTAGCGGGGTTCTCCAACGGGTTACTGCGGAATAAGGCATCAAGTAGCACGGTATTTTCTCCTTGCGGCGAACAGTGCGAATATCAACATTCCACCACCCGCGCACTGTAATGCCGTCGCTGTGCCAAATTGCAGATAAAGCCCCGCCATGAGTAAACCGAAACCGGCTACCCCGATAATGTCGATAATCAGTGATTTCATAAGATAAGCAGTTCTTCGTCTGGATCGAGGTTGGAAAGGAAATCACCGGGCTTATTGAGCATGGCTCGACCGACCGCCATGATTAGCGCAACGGCACCGTCTATTTTGTTCTCGGAAGCCTCTTTAATCGGCCTGACCACATCATCATTACCGGGCAGATACTTGCCCACTACGTTGCTGATACACCATGTCATTATGGGGTTGCCATCATGGTGAAAGCGCCCAGACTCAACCGCGGCTTCCAATTCCTTCATGGCGTCGCTCATGTTGGTATAGTTCTGAACGATGGTGATAGGGCTTAACCCCTCTTCAGCCAGATGGTGAGAAAGGTTGGTTGCACCGTGTGGGTCAATAGGCGATTCCTCAACCGGATTTAGACGATTTACCTCTTTGGCAGCCTCAAGAATTTCCCGATAATCTATTTCAGCACCGTGAGTCGCCTCAAGATGGCCAGTAATCACCCACTTTTGGAAGCGTTCAGCAGTGCGCCGATCCTCTATATCAGCACTGAATACCGTGTCATACGGCACCCAGAACTTAGGGGCGATACAGTAATAATGCTGTTTCCCGTCAATAGTCCGGGTAAACAGGCGCGGCATGGAGTTCATATCCAGTTTGCGGGCCAGGTCAAAAGAGAGATAACAGGATTGACCTTCAAACTGATCCAGCGTCAGGGTGCTATCTTCACAGGCCCGCCAACTCACCATATTGAAGAATGCGGATCGGGCAGATACCCAGATATTCAAATGTTTAGTTTTAAAGATGTTGGCTTGACGGGCATTATTCATTGCCCTTTGTTGCTGGCTCAGTAAGAAATCACTGTAAACAGATACCCCCATATTGGGGTTAGCTTTCTTCAGTGATGCAGGTAATGTCCAGTCGTCCCCCTCATCAACGGTATAAATGATCCCGAACAGTTCATCGTTTGGGACAGTACCGTTAAGCATTTCAATAACTTCTCGGCGCTTGTCGTAGCACGGCCCTTCAATGTTGTAGCCCGCAGTGGTAATCGCCCACATGATAGGCTGTCTGCGTGATCCCATCCCCGTTAACATGGTGGTGTAGAGTGAGTCTGTTTCGTGTTCGTGGTATTCGTCCACGATGGCGCAGCTGGGTGACGAACCATCACCGGGGTTACCGATAACCGGCTCAAACCGCGCACCATCTTCTGGCCGGTTCATGTTGGAGGCATTCACCTCAATACCAAAAGCTTCACAGAGCAGCGGTGTACGCTTGCACATCAAGCGCGCAGGACGGAATACTTCCCATGCTTGTTTCTCGGTTGTGGCACCGGAATAAACCTCAGCGCCGAACTCGTCATCACATGAAAAGCAGAATAACGCCACCCCAGCGGAAATCGCTGACTTGCCATTTTTGCGGGGGATCTCGGTGTAGACCTCGCGGAACCGGCGTAACTTGCTGCCTTTATGCAGCCAGCCGAATGCGCAGCAGACGATAAAAAGTTGCCACGGTTCTAAGGTGATGGGCATTCGCTTAAAGGCCCACTCCCCCTTGGTGTGGGGAAGCAGTTGAATAAACTTTGCGGCTTTCTCAGCGCGGTCTTTATCGAATCTGTATTTAAATTTACGGCCTTTTTCTGCCGCCAGATCATCAATGTGACGCTGACAGGCATCAATAACAAAACGACAAGCAACAATCCGCCCCTGCACCACATGACGGGCGTATTGATTCGCCGCATTAACATTCGGATAGGCTTTTCTAGTCATAGGTTTGTGAACGGATTCTTTGAGGTTTTCTTGCCTGCGCCAACTAAACGGGCGCGACTGCTAGGATCTAAGCCCAACATACCGCCGAAAGAAGCCAGCTGTTTCATAGCTTCATTCAATGCCGTTAGAGCAGGGTTCTTTACTGGTCCGCCGGTTGCACCAACCATCACAACGCCATGTATGGCCACATGCGCCTGAGACTTTCGGGCCGTGGAGTAGGCCACGCAGAACATTTCAAGGTTATGCAGATCAGTGGCACAAAGCACTTGCTGAGCACAAAGCTCTTTTGCTGCCATGACCCACATCGTTGAAGCGTATTCATCAAACCACTCTGGCGGCGATGCACCCTTGATCGGCGTGAATGCGGGTTCGTCTTTGTTTAGAGCACGTTTACCCGGATTGCCCGCCAATTCCTTCCGGGCGGTTGGCTTGGCCCGGCGTCCGGATCGGCCCGGCGCTCCAGCCATAATCCCTCCAGTTTTAATTTCATTTTACGCGGGTAAAAAAATCCAATGAGGCTGGCGGTACGGTAGGACAAGGGCTGTAGAGATTTTACCCGCCCCTCCCCTTCGTGCTATTTATCGCTATCTGATCCGCTCAACTGCTGTCTTTTTGCGGTGGTGAGGCCAGCACAGTAGTTCAAGGTTGGATGGTTCATCAGTGCCGCCGTGAGCCTTGGGTATGATGTGGTCAACCGTGGTACCCGACACCACTAAGCCTTCACGTAGACACTGTTGGCACAGCCCTTTGTCTCTGGCCTTTATCAGTGGTTTCAACTTATCCCAATTGGCACCATAGCCACGCTCATGCCTGGTCTTACCCTGCTGGTGGTTCTCCCATCCTGTATTCTGATGCTCAGGACAATAACCAGAACTGTGAGTCGTAGTTTTTCGGCACCCATGCTTACGGCAGGCGCGCGGTATTCGAGCTGGCATTTGCTTTAGCTCCTAAAATAAGTGCTATTATAAATTTTCAAATAAATTGGGAATCTCTTAATGGAAATAACTACTGTAAATCAAATAATTGCTGCCAGTTCTGGCCTGATTGGTGCACTAATAGGTGCGTCAGTATCTGGCTTTGTTAATTATCGCATTGAACACAGTAAAAGAGACTACGAAGCCAAATCTTTTGCCAGTGGCTTTTTGGGTGAGGTAACTTCCCTACAAATGATAATTCGAGAGCGTAGATATCTTGAAGAATTCGAAGAATATTTTCAGAATGAATCCGTACAAAATGGTACGGAGAGAATTTCATATCGCATTCTAATACCAGAGGATTATGCACGTTTTTATAATAGTAATATGAATAAAGTAGGTCTGATGGGCCCGATAAAAACAGGGAAGTTGATACAATATCACCAGATTCTTCAAGCAATCGTTCAAGATTTCAAACCCGACTCATACCTATATATTCATGGTTTTGATAAGGAAGCCATCGAACAAGGAATTACATTATTTACCATGGCCTTACAACTTGGTGATGAATTATTAGATGGGTAACTGCTTTTTAGTATGACGCCAGCTAATAACCTCATCCAGCCGCCCCTTACAGATCCGCAGCTCACGTTTCAACGCTAGCGCATACAGCCCGCTATCGCCCCAGGTGGTACCGACGAACTCCGGCACTTCGCATTCAGTTAATGCAGACTCTGGCGGTAGCAATACAGGACAACTAGCGGGTGGACGTGAAGCCGCCTTATTCGCGCATGATGTTAATGCTAGCGTCAGGCATGCGCTGAATAGCACATTTATCATCTGACGACGCAGCCATAAACCGCTTGAGCCGGTTTTCACTTTCATTGCGTAGTTTCCTTTCGTTCTCTAGCTGGCGGGTTGTGGCTACACGGTTGGCGGCGTCATTCACCTGGTATGCATCAATGATATTTCCCAGTGCCGTGTTTGTGGCTTGCTCGGCCACCAGCTCCGCTTCCGTTTTTCGACTTCATTTGAGAGGCTATTTCTATTGAGAAGCAGCAAC